CCTATAATTATTAAAACACTTAGTTATTTGCTAAGTGTTTTAATAAGTTCAGCTTTATTCATGTTATAATATCCATTTATATTTTTATCTTTAGCTATTTTTTTAAGTTCTGCTACAGTTTTATCTTCATAATTTATTTCTGAATATACATCCGCTTTAATTAAGAGTTTTTTTTAGTTATAGTTACTAAAGAATTGTTATCTACAACTTTACCATCAACTAACATTAAAGCTTTTGTTACCATATTATCAGTTGTGTTATCTTCATATCTCTTTATAGTCATATTTAAATTAGTATTAAGTACATAATCTTTAGGATTAAATAAAAATGCTACTATTTTATTATCACTAACAGTGTCAGCATATGAATCCATATAATCATTTAATATTACTCTTCTTCCTAATAATATTCTTTCAGGCTTACCACTTAATCCATAATTAGTTCTTGCAATTGGTTGACCAGCTCCATCAACAAGCCCTACAAATCCCATAAATGTCTTTTTAGTCATAAACCATACCGCTTCATTTTCATAGGCTAATGGTAAAGCAGCTTCTGCTTTTACCAATATATCATAAGATAATTTATCTGCTGCTGTAATATCAATGTTTTGTCCTGATGCAACAGTTTCTTTTATTATTCCTTTAGGTTTTCCGGAACCATCACCACTTATAATAGCTTGTTCTACTGCTTTAGTCATAGCTTCAACCACATTGTTTACAAAAGTAGTTTCAAATACTTGTAATGCCATTGTATCTACTTCTAATGTATTAGCTATAGCACATCTTAACTTATGATAAGCAAATGTAATTGTGCCAGTTGTTTTCTTAATTGTATCTGAACCCGCTCCTTCCGTTACCCAAGTTGCTGTTGGCTTAACACTTGATGTAGGTATAGTCAATCCACCTTTATATGATGTTCTAGTAACTAATGGAAGTATCATTCCTGTAGCTTCCATCTTTTCAATTATTTTTGCCAATACTGTTTGAGGTATAACAGCTCC